TTTGTGTGCTTGTGTGTGTGTTTTTTAAGTGTTTATAAACTGGGAGGGTAACCCATAATTAGCCACTTTGAAAACAAACCCTTTCCGCATATATTTGCTAGATATTCGTCCTTCATCAAAGGCTAATGGGATAGCCCGGTATTTTTCCCAAACGGCAATTTCTGTTGGGTTATAATGATACTTTTCAATAAGCATCTGATAGGCAATCGCCGCCCATTTTGTGAATAGGTCAACAAATACCAACAAAATAAACACGCCCAAAATTTGAACGTGTTTAATACCAATTAACCATATTGCAATTGCACCAGCGCCACTGAATAGCGTTTTCAATATGAAACTGTCTGTTAAAGAGTTCCAACATTTTACAATAAAATCAAATACATAGTTCATAATTACCCCTTACCGTATTGTATTCAGCCCATACACGCTACGCGCAATATTGGCTTTTCTAACATTAATCTTATCTAGTTGTTCCCTCTTTTGTTCCCCGCTTAATCGGTCATTATTAATGATAGTTTTAGATACTTTATTGAGTTTCCTCAAACTATCTTGTGCATTTTTGAGCCGTGCAAACTGCTTGGCGTCATAATCTTCCGGCCGTGTGCCGGTCAATTTATATTCATTGTGCAATTTCTCTTGTTCCTTATAGTCATCATACACACGTTGTACGCTATCAGATGACTGGAACGGCGCAATTGTAAACCCTCTAACGCCTGGCGCTTCATACCACTTTTTAGCGGTATTATTTTCTTTCGCACCCGATATTGCATCAATGCCACTTAGCCCTAGACCTGCTAAACCGCCGCCATACCCTCTTATTGTGTTATCCACAATATATGGTGAAACGTTTATTTTATCGCCCACAAATTTGGCTAATTCACTTGTATTTGCCCCGTATTGTAACCGTGCAGGAAGGTTTTCTTGAGATTGCGGAATAATATTCCGTTGTCTGAATAATGAGTAATTTGTCATAGCTTCAACCGCCGGTATCATGGCCGTAGGCATGAAACTTGGTGCAAGGCTATCAATCACTCTATCCCCGAACCCTTTAAACCCAATACCTTTTTTTCCGTTTTTCTTATCATCAAAGTAGGCAAGCATACGTTCAAATGATGTCCCGTATAATACGCCTGCTTCAAAAGGCTTAGGAATTCGATACATAGTATCTTTGCCAGGAATTATCCAAAATGTGTCCTTTTCCCATTGTGGTATTTCTTGATATCGTTCATCGTCTTTGTTCATCATGTACAACATAATAGAAGGTAATGTGATATATAGCGCCGTTTTTACGGCCATACCTTTAGGATCCTCTTTAAACGCACGAACCCTTTTGTCCGTGCCTTGAATTGTTGCATTAAAGAAGGCAATAACCTGGTTAGCTTTCTTTGTGTTCGTACCTCTACGGCTAAAATCTAGCGTAATATCACGGCTTTCCAATGCGGCTTCCCTTGGTGAAAGTGGGGTTCTTTCTCGTCCAAACAATCGGTTCCCGATGCCGGTATAACCTTTACGAGCATTGTCAAATTCTGCCAATCGTGTTGCCATTTCTGTAGCTTCACTCATGGCGCGTAATAATTCAATAGGGTTTTTGATATACTTCGTATATTTGCTTTCCCGCTTCATTACTTCGCGAATTTGTCCGCCTAAATAGTCGCGGTCCAGCGATACCATTGCTGCATGCGCTGCACCCGATTTCATGTATTCCCAATACAAATTGCCTTTTTTCAAGAATAGCGCTAGCCCTTTGAACGTATCAATAATAGGAATGAACCCATGTTTTGAGAATATAGAAGCACCTATCATATCGCGTACAGGGTTGCGCAAAATAAATTCCGGGGATAATGTAGCGCCAGCACGTAGCCAACTTGCCGGATAGCTCAACAAAGTCATAATCATATTAGATTGTTCTTTATCTAACATTTTCATAGCCTCTACGAGTTCCGGAGTGGTTTCATAGGTGATTTTCTTGCCATTATCCCATACATAGAAGGTGTTGTCGGTTGTCCTTGCCGTTCCTTCCACTTGCTCTACAATACGGCCGATGCCGTCTTTATTCGCTAGCTTAGCAAATGTCCGCCCAACGTGATTGCGTTCTACTGCGTTGTAGAATTGGAATGTATTTTTAACGATGCTTTCCAACGGATCTATAATATCCCTAGTACTACCTTTTAGGCGTTTGATAGGGCTAGAAACGGAGATAAACCCTTTCCCGCCGTTCAAGAATGATTGCATGCCAACGTCTGACAAGTCCCGGAAGAATGGAACATAATTCGGGTACATCTTTTTCATTGTGTAATAGGCTTCTTTAGATAGCATGCCTTCTTCTACTAACATTCGTAACAGTCTATCCTGGTATTCGTGAATTTCCCTTGCTACTTTTACAAACTTTTCGTTATTGGCAAGTCTACTAAACGTTGCCATATCTTCTGCAAGCGGGAACGTTGCTTTTTGCCCGTTCCTATGTAAATCTAGGTCATGCATAGCCACTAGGTACGCGCTAAAGTCTTTATGTTCCTTCTCTGTGATAGGTTCAATAATGTCTTTAAACGCTTTTATACCTTTCTTAGGGTCCCCGTGTTCAAGTGCAGTTTCAGCCTTGCCAACCCAACCACGAGCCAACCACGCTTGCATATATGGGTTATCTTCAAATGAAATCTTTTCCCCTGTTGCTTTTTCGACTTCATCAACCAATAATTTGAGCGGGTTCAACTCATCGACCATTTTGGTATAGACATCATCAAGTGCCTTTTTAATTACACTTTTAACTTCACCGCGTTTAACAGTATCAACCGCTTTTTCTGCACTAGATTTACCTTCAAAAGAAATACTACCCTTGATGCGGTCTGTACTACTTTGTTTGTGCCATTCATGAACCAGTTGAGATAATTTATTGACGGTACCATTCAATTCCTTATTTTGGGAAATAGTTTCTGTAAAATGTTTATAGAATTGCGGAAATTCGCGTTTCGCTTTGGCGCGATCACTTACATAATCTCTAAAGAATTCCGCGTATCCCTCACCGCGTATCCCTTCCGCATTCAATTTATCGTACGCACTGCCGAAACGTTTTTTAACCTGGTCAGCTAATTCACGATGATATGTAATGTCTTTACTGAACCCGTTATAGCTATCAATATAATGGCCTAGTTCATGCATCATAGCAGGAATATCGCCATATGCGCCGGTGCGAATTACATCGGTTTTCGTATTGAACCAACCACGTACGCCCGTGCGTCCTAAACGGCCACTTTTAACACGTTGATTAAACAAGTTATTCACCGCATCAATGATTTCACGTCTTGAAACGCTACGATGCATTGGGTCTACGCCCTCACCTTCACGTACGCCCTTACTTTCTAAATAGCGTGATGCCATTTCTTGATTGCCGTCAAATGCTTTTACAATGGCATCGCGTACTTGTTCGTGTGTTGCAGCATCCAATAGTCGGCTTGGTTCATCGGCGTACTCACTAACACCACCACGTTCCGTAGTCGCGATTTCGTTTAGTGATTGTTTGTCTTTAATAAGTTCCGTTGCCTTATCACGTTTAACAGTTTCCATGAAATCAGTTGTTACAGTTTCAATAGGTACGTCCAATTGTTCTGCAATTTTGCTTTTCAACGGCTCTAATTCTACTTTTGGTAAATCGGGCTTTGTGGCTTTATTCAAGTCTTGTAACAAATCGGTGTTTTTTTGCACCTTTGTTTCCAATTCCTGGGCGTGTATTTCATCGCCTTTATTTTCCACCGCATTTTTTAGTTCTTGCACTATAGTTTCTTTCGCTTTTAGTGGCAAATCATCAATTGCACGTTTCAAACTTTCATCGGGTGTATCTTCTTCGTATCGAAATTGACTTTTGGCATCGTCTTTTACAGCATTTTCTATATTTGCTGCTTTTTCTGTATCTACAAAGTCAGTATTTATGCGGTCTTTAGGCTGGAACTCGTTTATTTCGCCTGTATGCCCCTTTTCGCTTTCTCCTTGATAGTTTGTACCTAAATCTTCGTTTTTAACTGCTTTTTTGTCGCCGTTTTCAACAAATGTATTCAAATCTGTATGTGATTGTTCCCCATTTATCGTTTTTTCGTTTCCGATAAACTCATCTTTGAATGGTTCATCACGTGTTACGCGGTTCGGGTCAAGGCTACTATCTTTAAATGATGTATCTCGTGGCCCGTTTTCATATTTCCCATAGTTCCCATTAAATGTTTCTTCTGCAATTTGAGCGCGAACATTATCACGGGCAACGGAAGGGTCCGGGCGTTCGTAGGTTTCACGGATAATTTTAGCCATTTCTGCAGGTGTCGCGTCCGGGTGTTCTCTCATGGCTTGCAACGCTGCACTTTCAGTATTATGCAATTCCCATACGCTATAATCGACTTGTGTCCGCCAGTCCCATGGGTCTAGGCCTCTATCTTCCGCAAACTTCAATAGGCCTTTTTCGCCGTTTAGTCTATCCCCAGTAAATTGAATAAGCCCACGCGATCCGTATCCATCACCACTAGTAATC